TGCAGGCTTCTATACTGTACTCCCCCCTGCTGGATAAATCCAGCAGCTGACCCCCTATATCCTTAGGCATAGCCCGGGTTAGGAATCGAAGATGGGGTGGCGCTTGAAACACAGCGTCCCATTAAGAGTCCTAACCTGATTAGCTCTAAGAATATAATGTCAGATATGAGTACAGACCCTCTTTCGAGGGTGACGGATCCGCGACGTCTAAAACTAGCCTTTGTGGGAAATAGTGCAGAAAGAAGATTTGCATGCCCTGTGACCTATGAAAGCGGTTGAATCACTCGCTTGAGAGCGGAGATCTTCCTTAATCATACCAATAAGATGGACAAAACATTAAAAATCAGTATCGCAAATAAACATAAATTTAAGAGCAGAGGTTTTAGAAAACCTATAGCAAATAAGTCTATGAGATCTGGTCAACCTCAGTTTAATGAGTTGTCTACCTTACTAGGGTGGATTGTCTCCGAGTTTTACTCGAAGATTCCTGGTCGAGAACAATGCATCTCCTACTTCCTTAAAAGGTTGGAAACTTCGTTTCTGACCCAGGGTAAGAAGGGATTTATCCTAACCGGTAAGTCCTGACGAGCCCTATTCCTAAAGTGACTTTCAAATCACGATTCGGATAATAAGGGAACGAGAGGACTATGGAGGAAGGTAAAGTCTTTCTTAGGTCGAGACTTGTCGGTGCTTCTCCTTAAGACAATGGATCCGCTTTTAATTAGGTGTATCCTGTCAGGATTAACTATGACTCGTGCTTTAAAACTACCAGTGCAAGTGGACTTGCGTCCGATTATTACACCTGCTTTAGGCACGGTCCATGATGATTTTAAGCAATGCATACCGCTGTTCTGAAGGTTTTTAGGCTTTCGCCGAGGAGGACATGTGCCTTCCAAAGTAAGATTCAAAGAGTTTCATTATTCTTCCAAAAGGGGTCCTAACGGTCACGCTATGTGGGGATTTCTCCGCGATGTGTGTGCCTTACCTGAGTCTCTAGTACAATCTATAGGGATTCTTGCTGGACCAGACTTGGAAAATAAAATCCGATCCTTACGAGTACAACCCGAGAGGTGGCAAGGAATATTCCCGTTACCCCAAGAATCTGATCAGATTCGTAAAGTAACCGGAATTCCCGATAAAGAAGGAAAGACTCGTGTTATTGCTATTTTGGATTATTTTTCCCAAACTAGCTTACGACCGTTTCATGAATTCTTATTCGAGCTTCTTCGTAGGATTCCCCAAGACTGTACTTTTGATCAAGGTTGTTTCGTTGAAGGAATAAAGACGTGGAATAATCCACACTTTTATTCTGTAGACTTAACAGCAGCTACTGATCGCTTTCCAATAGACTTGATTTGTTCGGTCCTTGAAGGCAGATTCCCAAAAGTTTGAGTTAATGCTTGACGTGATGTGAT